AAAGAAATGGGTGGCGGTTCAGGTTTGAAATACGCTGCTTCATCAATCATCTATCTAGGTAAACGAAAAGAAAAAGACGGCACAGAGGTAGTTGGTAATATTATTCATTGTAAAAATTATAAATCACGTTTAACAAAAGAAAATGCTCAAATTGATGTAAGACTAACTTATAAAGAAGGCCTTGACAAATACTATGGCCTTTTAGAATTAGGCGAACAAGCAGGTGTATTTAAAAAAGTATCTACGAGATATGAAATGCCTGATGGTTCTAAAGTTTTCGGTAAGTCAATCAACAATGAGCCTGACAAATATTTTACAAAAGAGGTATTAGATAAGATTGATGAATACGCCAAAAGAAAATTCTCCTACGGATCAGACGAAGAATAAAAGATACGCTTTTGCTCAAAGGCAAGGTGATGATTTTAGTTGTATAAAAATATTAGATGGCCAATATGAAGGCATAATATACAAATACAATCATGTTAAGTTTTCTCAAACAGAGAATGCTGATGGTGAGTTGCCATTAAAATTTACTTATGATATTATGGCCAACCCTAATAAAGAAGATGTAAAATCAGATGACTTTAGAAATTATATTGGTGACATATTAGTAGAATGTGTTGAAGAACAATTAAAGAATGGTACTTTTAATATAGATGATAAGTAACGAAAGAATAGAAATAACAATATTACGAAACTTCTTTTTCAATGAAGATTTTACTAGAAAGGTTTTGCCTTTTGTTAAACAAGAATATTTTACAAATAGAATTGAAAGATTACTCTATCAAGAGGTAGATCAGTTTGTTCAAAAATATAAAAATTTACCTACAAAAGAAGCTATATTAATAGAACTTAATCAAAGAAAAGATATTAATGATGAAGAGGCTAAGGGTATAAAAGAGTTAGTAAGTCAGTTATCAGATGAAGAAACTGATTTACAATGGTTATTTGATACAACAGAAAAGTTTTGTAAAGATAGAGCGGTACATAACGCTGTGTTATCAGGTATTAAAATACTTGATGGTAAAGATAAACAAAAACAACCAGAGGCCATACCTAGTATTTTAAGTGAGGCACTAGCTGTAAGTTTTGACAATAATATAGGACATGATTATATTGGCGACGCTGAAAATAGATTTGAATGGTATCATACAAAAGAAAAAAAATATAAGTTTGATTTGTCTTTCTTTAATAGAATTACAAAAGGTGGTATACCAAGTAAAACTTTAAACATTGCTCTCGCTGGCACAGGTGTTGGTAAATCTTTGTTTATGTGTCATTGTGCTAGTCATTTTTTAAATGAAGGCCTTAATGTATTATATGTTACTTTAGAAATGGCTGAAGAAAGAATTGCTGAAAGAATAGACGCTAATTTATTAGATGTAACTATTGACGATTTACACGATATGCCAAAAGAATTATATGATAACAAAATGAACAAGTTAAGAACTAAAACTAGTGGTCAATTAATTATCAAAGAGTATCCAACAGCGTCTGCTCATAGTGGTCATTTTAGATCATTAATGAATGAATTAGCATTAAAGAAAAGTTTTAGACCAGATGTTGTTTTTATAGATTATTTAAATATATGTGCTTCAAGTAGATTTAAAGGTGGTAATATATCATCTTACTTCTATATAAAAGCAATCGCTGAAGAATTAAGAGGTTTGGCCGTTGAGTTTAATGTGCCAATTTTTAGTGCTACACAAACAACAAGAACAGGTTACGTATCAACAGATATTGGTTTAGAGGATACTTCAGAAAGTTTTGGTCTTCCAGCGACTGCTGACTTTATGTTTGCCTTAATGTCTAACGAAGAGCTAGAGTCATTAGGTCAAATGAAAGTAAAACAATTAAAAAATAGATATAATGACCCTGCTATTAACAGAGCATTTATTGTTGGTGTTGATAGAAGTAAAATGAGATTATATGATGTGGAAAATGTAGCACAAAATATAGTAGATAAAAACCAAACAAAAGAAGAAGAAAATTATCCTACACCAGAGTCGGCGTATGAAAAGTTTTCAGACTTTAAATTATAGGAGAAAATATGGCAAAATTTGTGACTTTTAAAAACGCAAATCCACCTTATGAAGGCACGCCAATTCTCATTAATACAGATCATATAATATCTGTGTATGAAGATTTGACAGCTAATAAAAAGGTGGCTCTATGGACAAAAGATAATTTTTGGCACGTAGAGGACACAATAGACGAAGTGTATGATAAACTAGGTTTAGAATACAAAAGAGATAAGAAGGAGATACAATGATACCAGGAACACTATTTCACATACCAATGTGGTCATTGCCTACTTTAAATTTTTCTAAAAAGAAAAAACAATTAGAGCAATTAGTAAAAGCATATCCTGAAAAAAAGGCAGGATTACAAACTTTTTATACAAATAGACAATCTGATAGAACAGGTTTCGCTGAGGCCTTTACAAATATACTAGAGCAAGAGTTTGAAATGTTTAGCAAAAAAGTACAAAAAAGAATTGCGCTTGATGATATATGGTCTGTATCATATAAAAAAGGTGATTATCATACACCACATGATCACGGATCAACAGGTCTGGCTGGAATATTATATTTAAATATGCCAAAAGACGGTGCTGTTACTCAATATATTCAACCTTGGAACGATTGGCAATCAGATAGAACTATCTACTACCCTTTGAAAGTTAAAGAAGGTGATATTGTGATTACTCCAAAGTTTGTCAGACATTTTACAGAACCTCATCAATCTAAAAAATTAAAAAGAATTATTAGTTGGGATATGACTTTACAGAATGCCTAAAAAACAAAAGGTAAAATTTCATAAGGGCGATAAAAGGCCTGGAACACATCAATTTACTTTATCATATAGTAAAAAAATGATAAAGAAAAGAAAAAATATCTATTGGCAAGTGATAGAAAAACCGACAGGCAACATTATAGGCGAGTATTTTTTTGAAGAAGACGCTCACAAAATAGTCAAATTTCAGAATAAACATAAGGTCTGGCAAGTAAATGGCGGCATACCAAGATTTCTTTGGACAAGAGTTTAATTATATAAATATAATAAACAATTGATTTACATGGACAACGTGATTATAGTTATGGGAAAAATGAGAGAAAAATGTTTAGTTTTAAAGGATTTTTTACAAAGGAGAAGAATACACATTTAGAACACCTAGAAGACGATATAATAAATCGTGGTTCAAAAGGTGGTCGTAATGCTATAAACTTCTTAAAATCAGTACGAAATATGCTTGCTGGGTCCTCTGGCAAGAAAGTTAATATGTCCGTTAAATGGGACGGAGCACCAGCTATAGTTTGTGGTATAAATCCAGAAAATGGCAAATTCTTTGTCGGCACAAAATCTGTATTTAATGTAAACCCTAAAATAAATTATACGACAGGTGATATTAGAAAAAATCATAGTGGTGAATTAGCAAATAAACTTTCAATAGCTTTAAGAGAACTAGCAAAATTAAACATATCTGGCATTTTACAAGGTGATTTTTTATTCTCAAAATCAGATTTAAAAAACGATAGTATTGATGGCGAGAATATGATAACTTTTACACCTAATACAATTACCTATGCCGTGCCTGTGGCCTCAAGTATAGGTAAAAGAATAAGAAGAGCAAGAATGGGTATTGTGTTTCATACTTCTTATTCAGGAAAAACAATGAAAAGTTTAAAAGCAGGTTTCGGAACGGTATCTAGCCGTTCAGGAATATCTTCCGTGTTTTTAGCTGACGCTGCTTACAAAGATGTAAGCGGCTCGGCTAAATTAACAAAATCAGAATTATCAATCTTTGACGCTAGAATTAGAATGGCAGAGGGCTCATTATTAAAAGCTGGCCCTATGTTAGATACTATGAATGTGTCAGATAGTTTATCTGTTGGCTTTAGATTAAAAGCATTTTTCAATCACTACATTAGAAATACAAGTGGCCATATGGCAAAAGTTAAAACATTAGTTGAAATGTTTGCTGAGTATTATGAAAACTTTTTAAAACAAGAAATAGAGGCCAGAAAAACAGAAACAGGTAAACAAAAATATAGAGATTTATTAAAAAAGAATATGACTTTTATTAATAGAAATAAAAATAGTCTTTACTTTGCCATAGCTTCACACGTAACTTTACAAAATGCCAAGAACTTTTTAGTTAGTAAGTTAAGTGAAATACAAAGTATTGGTCATTTTTTAAGAACACCAAATGGTTATAAAGTAACAGCACCTGAAGGATTTGTGGCAGTTGATAGAGCTGCTGGCGCTGTAAAATTAGTAGATAGATTAGAATTTAGTAGAGCAAACTTTACTGCTGAGAAAGATTGGGTAAAAGGTTAATGAAAAGATTAAATCAGATATTAGCTGAGGGTGTTTATGATCCTGGTATATTTAAGGCTTTCTTTTTAGCAGGCGGGCCAGGTTCTGGAAAGACTTTTGTAACTCAATCAGCTTTTGCTGGCACAGGTTTAAAGATTGTAAACTCTGATACACTATTTGAAAGAGGTTTAAAAAAGGCTAATCTATCTTTAAAAATGCCAGAAAATGAGGCAGAGTTTAGAGATATTATTAGACAAAGAGCAAAGACTACAGCAGGCACAATTTTAGATACTTATATGAGAGGTAGATTAGGTTTAGTTATAGACGCCACAGGTAGAGATAAAAATGTCATACAAAGACAACACGCTTTACTTACAAATTTAGGTTACGATTGTTTTATGATATTCGTAAATACAAGTTTAGATGTGGCTTTACAAAGAAATAGAAATAGACCTAGATCAATACCAGAATATATTGTAACTAATAGTTGGAATGGTGTTCAATCAAACATAGGTCAGTTTCAAAGAATTTTTAGCCCTAATAAAATGTTAATTATTGATAACAATAGAAGTGAAAAAGAGTTAGTATCACAAACATTAAGTCAGGCGGCTAAATTTATTAGAGGTCAATTAACAACTAAACCAGATAATTATATTGCTAAACAATGGATAGCAAAAGAGTTAGAGGCAAAGAAAAGAACATGATTGGTTTTAAAAAATTTATGAACTTAACGGCACAAAAAAAGTGCCCACCAGGTTTTAGGTTTGATGAAAAACTAAAAGTATGTGTGCCAAAAGGCCAAGGTAGATATTATGGAGCTTATGGTTTTGGTGTAGCAAGAAATCAAAACACTTCAGGTGAAACTGAAAATGGCGAAACAGAAAATGGTAATGCTGATACAAGTAATCTATCAGGCAACGGAAACGGTAAAGGTAACGGTGGTAACGGAGGCAACGGCGGTAATTAATGAGATTTAAAGATTACATAAAAGAAGCAGTCATTGATATTCCTAGACGAACATACGCTAAAGGTGTGTTTGATGAGGCTGATACTGATAATCCAAAATTAAAAGATAGTGTGAAGTCCATGATAGACAACATACTTACAAAGATTGAAGACGCTGAAGGATACTCAATAATTAAAACAGGATTAATTGGTTCTATTTTAACAAAGAGATATAGAGATGACGCTGATTTAGATATTAATGTATTGTTTAGTGTGCCACCTGAAAAACAAGAAGACGAAAGATTAAGACTATCTAAAAAATATTTAGCAGCTGCCTCACCAGTCAAAATACAAGGTCAAAAAATACCAGGCACAGAGCATCCTGTAAACTTTTATTTTATAACAGATAAACAAACTTATGATGAACAAGAAGGTAAAGCTGATGCTGTGTTTGATATAGAAAACAATCAGTTTGTAAAAAGACCTGAAGACTTTACTTTTGATCCTGAATTATACGTAAATGACTTTAACAAAAAAGTACAAGAATTAGATGTGGTAAAAGGTGAACTAAAAAGAGATATTATAGATTACAACGAGTTAAAAAGCCTATCAACAGATGATGTTTTAAATTTACAAGATAAAATTAAAGATAAGTTAGAAGAAATAGAGGATAACCTAGAGGATATTGTTAAGATAGGTGATGGTGTTGACGCTGAAAGAAGAGCGGCTTTTGATAGTGATATGACACCAGATGAGATTAGACAATATGGTATAAAAAATAGATTACCAAAAGCTGTTGTTTATAAGATGTTAGAAAAATACCATTACTTAAAATTTTACAAATATTGTAAAAAGATATTAGAAGATGGTGAAGTATCAGATGATGAAATAAAAGATTTAGAAACACATGAACAGAGAGAGGGTAATTCTGTAGCATTTACTTTTGGTAGATTTAATCCACCAACAATTGGCCACGAAAAATTAATTAATAAGGTGGCTCAACAACCAACTGATAGATACTTTATATATTTAAGTAGATCACAAGACAAAAGTAAAAACCCATTAACACCTAGAGATAAATTAAGTGTTATGAAACAGATGTTTCCTAAACACGCTAGAAATATTGTAATTAACCCTACAAATATGGTTTTAGATTTAGCAACAGATTTATATAATAAAGGCTTTACAAGATTAGTTATGGTCGTAGGTAGTGATAGAGTAAGAGAATTTGAGGGTATCTTAAAAAGATATAACGATAAAAGAAATAGACACGGCTACTATAACTTTGATAAGATAGATGTTGTGTCAGCAGGTGAGAGGGATCCTGACGCTGAGGGCGCTGTAGGTATGAGTGCTAGTAAAATGAGAACAGCGGCTGAAAAAGGAGATATTACTTCTTTTAGATTAGGTTTACCATCATCTTTTAAAAATAAAGCAGATGACTTAATGAAAAAAGTTAGAAAAGGTATGAACTTAGCGGCTAGTTATGGCTCACTTGGCCATCACGCTGGCTATGGTTACAAACCTATCGCTAACTTAAATGAATACGAGCAAAATCAAATAAGAGATTTATATGTTAGAGAAATGATCTTTAACATCAACGATAAAGTAGATTATGTAAAAGAAGACATACAAGGTACCGTAAAAAGAAGAGGTACAAATTATGTCGTAATAGAAGACAACAATAACAAT